CTAACAGACTATGCACAAGGTAAAGTTGTATATTCATCAAAGGATAACAATTTCAAACCTTATCGAAAGGAAACCAAATGAGTCAAGAAAACAGTCCAGAAGACGTTCGAGCATCTGTTACTGATGCAGCATTGCAAGAAAAGTTTGATCAACCTAAAGTTAAGGCTAAGCCAGGTCCAAAGCCAAAGTCAGCTCAAACAATTGAAAGTAGTGTTGCAGTTAAGGTTTTAGATTCTATGCAAGAAGTTTGGATTCGTGCTTTTGTTGCGGCTATGTCTAACCTTCAAGTGAAGCATGTTGATACTGCAGGATTTGACAAGTGTGGTGGAATTGCCGATGCCACAGTAAATGAGTTCAAGAAAAGATTCAAATGAAGCGTATAAGCTACTGTTCACTTCTATACCAGAAGATATTAAAACAATAGATGTGGGTGCAGTTGATTGAATTTTATTGAGGTGGGAAATGACTACAGTTAAAGTTATAGGCAAGAAGCTGTCTATTGCAGACTCAAACAAAGTTGTGTTATCTGATTGGTATGTGATTTATTTACCCATTCCGCGAACAATCAACATGAGAGCAGTTGAAGGATGGGCCGATCGGACATGTACCGGAAGATATCATACGTTTCGAAACTATTGGTGGTTTGAAAATGAAGAAGATGTATCTCTGTTCAAATTGAAGTGGGGTTAAAATGATACTTGTTGATTTATCTCAGACCATTATTTCAAACATCATTGTTCATTTCAAGAATGAACTAAAGAAAAATAGCCCAGATGCCAAAAGACTGATCAAACATTCAACACTTAACACTTTACTGTCATATAAGAAGAAGTATGGTGCAGAGTTTGGTGAGTTAGTGTTGGCATGTGACGGTAAATCATATTGGCGCAGAGATTTTTTCCCAGCATACAAAGGTCACCGTAAGCATGCACGTGAAGAAAGTGATATGGATTGGGGCTTGGTATTTGAGACTATCAATGAATTGAAAGAAGACATTCGAGAGTATTTCAAATTCAAAGTCATTGAAGTTGATGGTGCTGAAGCCGATGACGTGATTGCATGTTTAGTGAAATACTCTCAAGATAATGAATTAGTTCAAGAAGGTTTGTTTGATGGTGAACCTCAAAAGATTCTCATTTGTTCAGCAGACCAAGATTTTGTTCAACTACAAAAATATCCAAACGTCAAGCAATACTCAATCATTCAGAAGAAATGGTTGAAAGAAAGTAATGTGACAAAATTCTTAGTTGAGCATGTTTGTCATGGAGACGATAGTGACAATATTCCAAACATTTTGACACCTGATAGCTGGGCAATCACACGATCCAAAGGTGAGAAGCCGCCTAGAGCCAATTCAGTTAAGAAGACCTTTATTGATGACTTTAAACTGATTGACTTTGATAATGCAGATGAAAAGATTAAGCGAAACTACATCCGAAATCGCACTTTGATTGATTTTGACTTTATCCCAAGTAACATATATAATAGTGTGATTGCTAAATATCAAGGTTATGAATCTAAGGGAAATAAGACAAAATTAATGTCATATTTCATGTCAAATGGAATGAAGCTATTATTTGCTGAGATAAATAACTTTTGAATGCTACACTTATTTTCGTGGGATCAACATCACCCACCCTTATATCAGTTTATGTGGAGAAGTGAAATGAAAGAAAAAGAGTTAAATGTTGGTAATGCTCGTCATGCTTTTGAGTATTTGCAACTGATCAATGATGCTGAAACTCCTGCGGCGCAGGAAGCACTTCTTAAGAAGTGGGGTTCAACTCTTCCACTAAACATGTTACTGATCCTGAACTTTGACCAGACTGTCAAACTAGAGCTACCTGAAGGTCAACCTCCATTCAAACGTGATGAAGAAACACATCCTGATTTGATGACTCCTCTCGCAGGTCAAATTGGACGTCTTAAAGCATGTCGCAGCCCCTCACAAATCCGTACAATGGATCGAGAACGTGTTTTTATTCAAGTGCTCGAACAAATTCCCGCCAAAGATGCAGATGTGCTTTGTGCTGCTAAAGATCGTAGCTTAACTGAAATGTATCCAAAGATCACAGCAGACTTAGTCAAGAAGGTCTTTCCTGCATACGTTAAATGAAACAAAGAGACAAAACACTTTACATGGACATTGTGCATAGGGTTGCAAAACAATCCTATGCAATTCGCTTGAAAGTCGGTGGAGTTTTAGTGACATCGTCTGGAATGCTTTCTATTGGATACAATGGAACTCCTGCAGGTTGGGACAATGCATGTGAGGACAAAGTTTATTGGAATGCAGACAATGAACTGTCAACATCAGAAAATGTTAGAGATGACTATCTTTTTAGTGACGAAAAAGGATGGTATAAACTTGTGACTAAACCTGAAGTAAGTCATGCTGAAGAAAATGTAATAAGTAAAATGCTTGAAGAAGGTGTTCCTGCAAAGGGAGCATCCGTGTTTTTGACACATTCACCATGTATTCACTGTGCTAAGATTTTGGCCAATGCTAAGATCAAAGAACTATATTATGCCGAAGCTTATAGATCAAACGATGGTATTGAATATTTAAGAAAGGCAGGTATTTATGTTGAACAAATTTCGAGGGAAGTATGCAATCATCAAAATTGAAACTAACGAACCAATTATTACCTCTACGTCAACGTGGATCATCCATGAAGTATTTAAGTCGTTCAACCAAGACAAATACAAGCTGGTGAAGATGTAATGCCGATCTACACATACCAATGCAAAACATGTGAGTTTGTTCATGAAGAAAGTCTTAAGATTTCAGAACGTGATGAACCATTAACCAAAGCATGTGTGAAATGTGGAGGTAGCATACACGAAAGAATTATTGTTAGTGCCCCATTAATGGGGGATCCCGTTCGTTTAGGATTCCGCAGACCAGACAGCAGTATCAAAGAAGCATTGGCAAGAACACACGAAAAGACACCTGGGAGCCAACTGAAAAAACATAGCAATCTCTCACAAATCTAAAATTTTCTTTAACAACAAGAAGGACAAATAAATGTCACAAAGTCAAAGAGAACCAAAAGCAACTAAGCAACGTCAACCAAGAGGTGCCGCAAATAAAGACCACTTATCATTGGCATATGATGTAAAGCCAATGACAGAAGCACAGCGTCAAATGATGTTTGCATATCAAGAAGGGATGAACGTTGTTGCCTACGGATCAGCAGGTACTGGAAAGTCTTTCATTGCATGTTACTTGGCACTGAAAGATCTCTTTGCTAAAAAAATTAACAAAATTGTGATTATTCGTAGTGCAGTCGAGACCAGATCAGTTGGATTTCTTCCAGGTGACTTGGCAGAAAAGACTGAACCCTATATGATCCCATATAAACAAATCATTAACCAACTGTGTCATAACGGGACAAGTTGGGATATTATGATTAAAAAAGGTATGGTTGAGTTCATCACTACAAGTTATGTTCGTGGTATCACTATTGAAAACTGTACTATCATTGTCGATGAATTTCAGAATATGAATCCTCATGAAGCATATAGTGTGTTGTCTCGTATAGGTGAGAACTGTCAAATTGTTCTATGTGGTGATACCAAACAAACTGACCTTAACAAGAAGAAAGAGGAATCATGTTTTGATTGGGTGTATAATGTGTCAAGTAAAATGCCAAAATGGTTTGACATGGTTCACTTCTATCCCAATGACATTGTGCGAAGTGGATTTGTAAAGGATCTAATTGTCACAGTTGAGGGTATGGCATGAAGACTTCTAATAAAGTGATAGAACTAATCAAAGAGTTTGAAGGCTTTAGAAGTGAAGCATATCAAGATGTGATTGGAGTTTGGACAATAGGGTATGGATCAACCAGAGTGCATGGACTTAAAGTTGTCAAAGGTATGAAATGTTCTAAAGAGGAAGCTGAGAACTATTTGTGGGACGAAATCTCAGAGATTGAACCAAGACTTGCAAGATTAATCAAAGTAAATGTATCTCAAGGAATGTATGATGCTTTAGTAGATTTTTGTTATAACCTTGGTACAGGTAATCTTGAGAAATCAACACTACTGAAAAATCTGAATGCAAAAAATTATAATGGAGCTGCTAATGAGTTCGTCAAATGGAATAAAGCTGGAGGAGCAGTCTTGGCTGGCCTCACCAGACGCAGAGAAGCAGAGCGTGATCTTTTCATCTCAGATCCAATATCAACATCTGTTACTTGAGCCATGTCACATTGAGCAGGTGAATTCAGAGACGGGCAGATATTACTTATGCAACGGTAATAGATACCCGTCTATCACCACCATCTTGGGGTCAATGACTAAAGAAGGGATTGACGAGTGGCGAAAGGCTGTAGGTGAGGAAGAGGCTGCAAAAGTAGGTAGAAGAGCAGCAGCCAGAGGTTCTAAATTACATGAGAATATTGAGCACTTTTTGCAAAACAAAGAAGTGTCAATATCTAAGACCAGCTTTGTTGAAATGTCATTGATGAAGAGTGTTCTGCCTGTGTTACATAGAATCAACAATATCAGACTTCAAGAAAGTCGTCTGTATAGTGATATTTTGAAGGCAGCGGGTACCATTGACCTATGTGCAGACTTTGACGGTGAGCCAGCAATCATTGACTTCAAGTCTGCAAGAAAAATAAAAGACAAGGAAGATATTGGCAGTTACTTCACTCAAACATCCTGTTACTCATTGATGATTGAGGAAAGATATTTGATGCATATTCCCAAATTAGTTATAATTATTGGACAGGAGTTTGGTAAGGCACAAGTGTTCATTGAAGACAGAAAAAATTGGACAAGACAAATAGCAGAGGTGATGAATGAGAGCAAATGTATTCGTAAGCAATTCGGCTGGTGATGTTACTCTTGGTGATGTTAATGTCAATTTAACGGACAATGAAATAGTTGCTTCAGACTCTGAGGGTGTAGTTGTTAGATCACTGCAAAATGCAAAGATCATTTCAATGAATGAAACACTTGTGTTTGAAGGAACAAGGTTAGGTGAATCAGGAACTCTTAATCGTGTTCAAGAGGAATATTGGTTAGTAAGATTGGAGGTGTAACTTGCCGTTGTTTGATTATCAGTGTGGTAAATGTGGGCATGAAAGAGAAGTATTAGTTAAAACTTCTGATGATGAAGTTTGGTGTCCTAAATGTGATATGTTGATGCGTAAGATGATTACATCACCATCAAATTTTCATCTCAAGGGTCAAGGTTGGTTTAAAGACGGTTATTCTTACAACAAGGAGAACAAATGAAACGTTCAGATGCAAACATTAAAGCAATCCGTGATTCAATTTCTAAGAACAATAACAAGAAACCTAAAGCATCTGCAGCAAAGATGATGTTGTCTAATCTCAATAAATTGAGCATGGGCAATGATAAGGTTTTAAACTCATTTGCCCTCTTGATTGATGATGTCTCAGATGACTCAGCGAAAGAAATCATCCAGTGGTTGATTGAGTCTAATTTTTCTGAAGATCCACCCGACATTCTTAATTTAATCATCTGTTCTCCTGGTGGCACATTGTCTGCGGCATTCGCTATTATTGATGTGATGAACTCAAGTCACATTCCAATCCGAACTATTGGATTAGGACAAATTGCTTCTGCTGGACTGATGTTGTTCATGGCAGGTACTAAAGGGCATCGAGTACTAACACCCAACACTTCAATTATGTCACATGCATGGTCTGGCGGGTCATTAGGAAAAAGTCATGAACTGTTCGCCATAGGTAAAGAATTTGAATTAACTAATATGAGAATGGTTAATCATTATATTAAGCATACTGGTCTAAAAGAGAAGGAAGTGTTGCAATATCTTTTGCCACCACAAGACGTATATCTGAGTGCTGATGAAGCAAAGAAACTTGGCTTGTGTGATGTAGTGTCTAATCTGAAATAAATCAATAAGTTACAAACAATTAGCATTCTCCCAATTTAGTCTATATCATTTTAATGAAGAGGAAGTGTGAAGTTTTCATAAACAATGGAGATTATTATGTCATTTAATAGATTTGATTTTGAGCAACAGATCATGCAGTGTTGGGCTATCTGTGAAGCCTTGGATGACATTACTGAAGGCGTACTTGAATATGATTGGACCAAAGATCAAACTTCGAATGTCACTTTAGGTCTTAAGGAACAGTTTAATCTTAGGTTTGAAAAGCTCTTCAGTATGTTTGAAGAAGGTATTCATACAGAACTTATCAAATGAGATGGCCTGAGTTGACGTTAGAGGGAACTTTAGATGAACTTTTGGCATCTCAGTTGATTGCATGGGGTTTGATTACTTTGGGCGAATCTCCTCCTGATGATTTTGTTGAATGGCTTGATGAAGTGTCTAAATTGACTGGGGTCTATACTGCAGTTGAATGCATGGATAAAGCAGAGGAGGTTCTACATAAAAGGAAATACCTTGCAAATCAAGGAGTTATGTAGTTCTTGTGTTTTATCTGTAGAATGTTACAATGAATTTGTTGATAACAAACCTAAGGAAAAATCATGATCCCGAAATTTGATTCTATGTCTGACATGTTGGGGTTTTTGCGAGCGCTTCCGAAGAATGCAAATTATGCTGCTATGTTGGCAAAGGACTTTGGTTACAATGTCCCAACAAATGCTCCTTCCTGGCAACGTGAGTACTTCTTCAAGTACTTGGTGCAAGGTCAATTCAAAGGCTTGAAGGGTGTTGATCTTGAAAAGTATGCGGTTGACGGTACGATGAAGATCAAGAATCAATACTACGTCGACTGCAAAGAACCTTCCTCTGAAGTCAAAGTGAAG